ATGCTATACAGTTTTTAGAAGACATCGAAGAGATTGCTTTTAGTGGTAGTATAGATTTAGCTTCTGATACTGCTAAAAACGTTTCTAAACAAAATGCCAAACAAATAATTGATAGTAGTCTTCCAGGTGATGAGTTTGGGGAAACACTTATTGACTTTGATAGTGCCCCTAAAACGCTTGAAGATACTTTTGAAAATGTACCACCTGAGCGTAGAGCTGTCATGGAAGAAATGTATGCACCTATCATAGAAGAACAAAAAATCATAGAAGCTACCCAAAAAGAAATACAACAAACGGCAGCTAAAATACAAGACTTAATTGAACAAGGTAGAGTGGATGAAGCTGAAGCTTTAGCTGAGTCTTTAAAAGATTTTCAAACACAATTAACAAGCGGTAACGCTATGGATGCAACTATCATTCCACCGAAAAGAACTTTAAACGCTAAGGGTGGCCGTGTTGGTTTAGAAAATGGTGGTGGACCAAAAATAGGGCGCCGTGCTTTCTTAGGCGGTTTAGGTGCAGGTATTGCTAGTTTATTCATGCCACGTGGTGCTACTAAAGTTGCAACCACTGCAGCTAAAGCTGCACCAGAAATTGTTGCTCAAGGTATGCCGAATTGGTTTCCGTTATTAGTGAACAGAATAAAAACTGAAGGTAAACAAATTAAGTTTGCCGGTAGCAAAAAACAACCTGAAAATAGATATGTTATTGAAGATAGAAATGGTACTCAACTTACTTTAGATGAAGATGCTCTAACTGGAAATATTAGTGTTTATGGTCGTGGTGATTCTTCACAACAATTTGACTTTGAATATATTCCAGGAACTAGGTATTCTCGTCCTGATGGTAAATCTTTTGCAGAAGAAGGTGAGTTTTATGGTTATGAAAAATATAAAACAGATGGTCCTGATGTAGAAGTAGAAGGAACTTTTGACGAAATGCAAGGTGGATATAAAGAACTAGAGACTTTTGCTACTAAAGGTAAAAAAACTTCAGCAGAAAAATTAGACGAGGTAGCGGCAGATTTTAAGAAAGCTACAGAAAAAGAAGATCTAGATGGGTTTGCCAAAGGCGGCAGAGTAGGTTATAAGAATGGTGGTGGGGTTGGAACCTTATTTAAGGAGAAAAGGACATAATGGCTGAAATAGATAACGTACGTGGTAAAATTAATTTACCCGGACCAGAAGAACTAGCTCAAGACATAGAACTACCTCAAGAAGAAGAGGCTAAAGGTCCAATTGAGATTAATGAAATGGAAGACGGTGGAGTTGAAATAGACTTTGACCCAGCTGCAATGGTAGCAGAAGGCGGCGACGATCCACGTGCAAATTTAGCTGACTTACTAGACGAAGATATTTTATCTAGTTTAGCTTCTGATTTACAAAGTGAGTACGAAGATAATAAATCAGCTCGCGACGATTGGGAACAAGCTTACACTAAAGGTTTAGACTTACTTGGTTTTAAATACGAGAATCGTACCGAACCATTTGCCGGTGCATCAGGTGCAACCCACCCAGTGCTAGCAGAAGCGGTTACGCAGTTTCAAGCTTTAGCATACAAAGAATTATTACCCGCAGGTGGACCTGTGCGTACTAGAGTTGTCGGTAAAATAGATGATGTTAAACAAGCTCAAGCAGAGCGAGTTAAAGATTTTATGAACTATCAATTAATGTGTGAAATGACTGAGTATGAACCTGAGTTTGATCAAATGTTATTTAATCTACCACTAGCTGGTTCTACTTTTAAAAAAGTTTACTATGATGAAACTAAAGCTCGTTGCGTATCTAAATTTGTACCGGCAGAAGATTTAGTTGTACCTTACACTGCATCTTCACTAGAAGAAGCTGATACTATTATTCATGTTTTAAAAATGTCTGAAAATGATTTACGTAAAAACCAAGTTAGTGGTTTTTATAGTGACATAGACTTAGGTACACCAAACTATAAAGAGAGTGAAATACAAGAAAAGAAAAATAATCTAGAAGGTACGGCTACTACCAACCGAGATGAGATTTACACGTTACTAGAATGTCATGTTGCTTTAGACCTTGACGGGTTTGAAGAAATGGACGAAGACGGTGAACCTACTGGAATTAAATTACCTTACATTGTAACTATAGAAGAAGGTAGTAATGAAGTTTTAGCTATTCGTAGAAACTTTGATGCACAAGATCCATTAAAAAAACGTACAGATTATTTTGTACACTTTAAATTTTTACCAGGCTTAGGTTTTTATGGTTTTGGTTTAATCCACATGATCGGTGGTTTATCTAGAACTGCAACTGCAGCGTTAAGACAATTACTTGATGCTGGTACCTTAGCTAACTTACCCGCAGGTTTTAAACAACGTGGTATTAGAGTTCGTGATGAAGCGCAACCATTACAACCAGGTGAGTTTAGAGATGTAGACGCGCCGGGCGGTAGACTTGATGACGCGTTTAAAATATTACCATTCAAAGAACCATCACAAACACTACTAGCCTTAATGGGCCAAGTAGTACAAGCCGGGCAGAGATTTGCAAGTATTGCTGATATGCAGGTTGGTGATGGCAATCAATCCGCAGCAGTAGGCACGACCGTTGCTTTATTAGAACGTGGCTCGAGAGTTATGTCTGCTATTCATAAACGTTTATACGCAAGTATGAAACGTGAGTTTATGTTACTATCAGATTGCTTTGGAACTTATTTGCCACCTATCTATCCATATGATGTAGTTGGTGGTGAAAGACAAATTAAACAAGCTGACTTTGGACCAGAGGTAGATATAATACCAGTTGCTGATCCAAACATCTTTTCACAAACGCAACGTATTAGTGTAGCACAAACGCAATTACAAATGGCGATGTCTAATCCACAGATGCATAATCTATATACGGCCTATCATGATATGTATGAAGCGCTAGGTATTAAAGATATTGATCAATTATTACCACCACCACAACAACCACAGCCAGTGGATCCAGGACAAGAGCATATAGCCGCGTTATCAAGCAAACCATTCCAAGCTTTTCCAGGACAAGACCATACTGCACACATGAAAGCGCATTTAAGCTTTATGGGGACTATGATGGTGCGTACTAATCCGCAAATATTGGCCTCAGTACAGAAAAACATCATGGAACACATCAGTTTAATGTCTACAGAACAGGTACAGTTAGAATTTAAAGACGAAATAGCGCAATTAGAGCAACTTTCACAACAAATGGCACCTATTTTACAGCAACAACAGCTAAATCCAGCCGCAATGCAACAAAATCCGCAAGTTATGCAGATGCAACAGCAACAACAGATGTTAAATGAAGCTATGGAGTCAAGAAAGGCGCAATTAGTGGCTGAAACCATGGATGAGTACCTAAATGAAGAGAAAAAAGTGCTAAATACCCTTGGAAATGACCCATTATTGCAGTTAAAAGCCGATGAATTACAGCTAAAAGCACGTGAAGAAGCACGTAAAAAAGAGGAATCTGAAGACAAATTAGCGATGGAAAACTTGAAATTAATGCAAGCAAAAGAGATTTCTGAAGATAAACTGCAACAAGATGATGAACATGCTAAACTACGAGCTTCAGTTTCTTTAGCTAAAGATGGTATAAAGAACATGCAAGCTACTATTAAAGAGGTTAACTAATGGCATTTACTACTGGTCCAGATTTTTTATCAGGTATCCTCGGAGCATCTAATTCAACTGATGTTTTAAATAAATTTAAATCAGATACGGGACAAGAAGATTTTTATCAAGGTTTACGCAATAGATACGGTGAACGTATTGGGGAAGATGGTTATTTAATAGGTGGTGTTGGTACATATGACTTTATTGATTCGGATCGAGATGGTATTGATGACAGACATCAAGCTGGTCCAGGTCAGCCTAAAATAGGTCTTAACCCTAACGCTAGTCCTATTTTTGGTGGTGGTGATGGTAACCCGCCTCCTCTTGGTGGTGGTAATAATGCGGACGCAAGACAAGCTGAACGTGATGCAGCTATGCAAGATAGTTATGACATAAATCCTGATGGTACCATAAGTCAGTATGATGCTAGCACAGGCGAGACTACAACTTATAATTATAATGATGAAGGTTTAACTTTTCCACAAAAGTTTATAGGCACTACTATGACACTAGCTGATATGGTACCAAAAACCACGGATTATGTGGGAGGCATTGTAAATGCACTAGATCAAGCTCTTGCAAATGCTTTAGGCTTTACTCCAGAAGAAGGCGAATATGACAATTCGGCAGCAGCCGCGGCGCTAAGTTTATTAGGTCCAACTTCATACGAAACTAATCAAGCCGCAGCCACAGAAAACTCTTTAGCAAATGCAGCCTTTAAAAACGAAGTACAAGGCTTAGCTTTAAATGATGAAGGTTTAGCAAACGCAATTGCTGCTTTCGGAAATGACCTTTCTATTGCTGATTACAATACTGCTTTATCTGAAACTACTCCAAATGATTTTTCTAATTTAAGTCTAACTACAAATGACCCACTTGGTGCATATCAAGCGGCAACGGAAGCGGCTAATCAAACTAATCAATTTGGCAGAACTCAAGCAGAACAAGATGCAGTTAATAGCAACATAACTAATGGAAATTTTGTTGGTTATGGAGAAACTGAAGAGGGTGATTTTGCAGGTTACCTTACAAACACAAATGAAAATACTGGTATAACAAGTAATGTTTCAACAGGATTTAACAATAATACTTCGAATATAAATAACCCTGCTGCTGTAGCAGCTATAACAGCTAACGCACGTAGAAACAGATCTAGAAGATCGGCCTCTGCTCCAGATCCAGATGGCAATGCTAGTGGTGCTGGTGGTAGTGCAACTGCTGGTAATGCTAAAGAATCTAATGCAGGTGATTCTGGTTGTTTTGAACCAAACACTTTAATTGAAATGCAAGATGGTTCTGAAAAGAAAATCAAAGAAGTACAATTAGGTGATATTACTAAAGGTGGTAAAGTAACTGGTGTATTACA